GAACCAAGTTGGCCCCGCGGCCATTTGATTCTAAACTCTGTATTCTCAGTTAAATCTTTAGACATTAGTTCTACTTGTGTTAAAATTTTGTTTTGCGTCTCAATGATACCGAAATATGCCCATGTGCCAATTGCAACCATCGCTATCAGCGAGGCTACCGTTTTCATCGGCATTTGTACTGCTGCTTCTTCTGAAATTTTAAGTGCCATTTAACACGCCCACTTTCTTAATGCTTTGTTTATTCTACTATTAGGATCTCTAGCTGTTTTAGCAGAAGTTAATCTTTTTTTCATGCCTTTCATTCTTGCACAAAATGATTTACGTCTTTTGCTAGTTTTAGATTTTGTAGGAGCTTTTAAAGTACCCCCTTTATAACTAGCTCTACCTTTAGCATTTAAACCACCTGATGGTGACTTACCTTCTTTTCTAGTCCATGCTTCAGTCAAATGCTTTTGCATTAGTTATAACTATACCCCGTGCTAGGAGTATTTCCTTCCTGTAATTTTTTAAATAATTCTTCGTGTTGTTCCATGATTTCTTCGTCTGAATCCATCATCTTGTCCATCTTCTCATCTAACATTTGGACTCTAAATTCTAATTGATCAATTTGATTTTCAAGTACGGCTTGAGTTGTAGATAATTCAAATGTTCTAGATAAAGACCAGCCCCCTAATGCAATCAGGAGTCCGACTAACAACGTTAAAACTTTTTCCATCATGAAAGAATTATACTTTCTTTAACCTTATGTTTCAATGAGGTGGGTTGGACTGGTTTTACGCAAAAAGCTAATAAACATAGCAGTATTATAAGTATTGCTGTAAAACGGTAGTCCATAACAACACCTCATTTACTTACTAGCCATTAATCCACTTATTAACCCACTTGTGGATTAATTGAAAAGGCCAACAGATAATTTTCCACACCCATCCTATTGTTTTCTTAACCATATTATCCTCCATTCTTGATTTATTATGCGTACACACTATACACAAGCAATTTCCGCCATCTCCCATGCATTGATTTGTATTTGGATTTGGGGCAACACCTTTACAATGACATAAATGATTACACTCTAAACACAATTCCATATTTTCCCTTGTTTAAATTGTTATCTATTAAGTATATGTAATAGTTACGCCAGCAGTACCAGCAATAGTTGCATGAATTCCATCTTTAAATAAAATTCCTGAACCTGGTAAGTACATGTCTAAACCTTCAGTTCCAAACAAATAAGTAGCTATGATTGTGCCTGTAGCACCACCAGATCTAAAAATAATCGATCCACTTGCGTTACCTTTTGCTTGTATAGAAGTAAGTCTAGTTCTGTTAGTTAAGCCTGTTCCGCCTACAGCAACCATTTGTGCCGTAGAAGTAGCATGTGCACTCGACTGGTCACTTGTAAAACTTGATCCGCCCATAAAATTCTCCTTTTATTCGTGGCTCCCGAAGGAGCCACTAGTTTATTATTTATTACTGTGTATCAAAAGGCGTTGCTAAAGATCCAGTAGCATTAAGTAATCCCTCTACAAAGTAAAGGTTTGCTGCGACTGCAGTAAACTTAATGTAAGAACCTTTTAAACCACCTGTTGTTGCAACAGAAGCACCAGCTTCACCATTTAGATTAACTTCATTGTTAGCTGCTGCAGGAACCCATTGTTTTCCAGCAGTTGAAGCAGTAATCCCAGATGTTATCATACCGATAAATTTATCATCAGTGCTTGCAGTTTTAATTGTACCAGTGAAATCATCTGTAAAAAGAATTTCAAAAGTAGTTCCGATCGTGCTTGGATTATTTGGATCATTTGCTCCTGCTACTGCTGAATCAGAAGTAGAATTAATTGCAGGTATTGTGATTGCAGTTGGTGTACCTGCAGGATCCATTAAACAAAGTCTTCCTGCGTGATCAGCAACAGTTAAATCAGTTGCTAAAGTTAATGCAGGGACTGCGTTTGGTCCAATTGATTGAAAACCATTTTTAGACCTTACTGGTCCCGAAAATGTTGTGTTTGCCATAATATTCTCCTTTGTATAGCGTTTTTTATGCCGTCTCTATACCCGTCTGCCTAGCCAGTCGACATAATTAATTAATTCTAGGTGTTTATATTATACTTTAGTAAAGTCTTTGAGTAAATACCTACTAATATCCTGAAATATCTCTAAGATTAAAAGATAACCCATATTTAGGAATAGATGTATGATTTCTATAACATCCATGTTTTAAGAAAGAAGAAAAAATTCCAAATACTCCTTCGTCTGCTTTGATTGTTTGTTCTATTTCAGGAAATTCTAAATCTTGTCCCTTACTTAAGTAAATAACTCCAGATAAAAAATGAGGATGACCATGAAATGTACTTCTATCACCAAATTTTTCTATAAAACCCCAACATTCATGTAGTTCATAAGCAGGAGGATCTATATGTTTATCTATACAATCTAAAATTTTCATAAGAGGGGGTCCTAATTCTGAATCATTATTAAAATAATCCCAATCTGTCATACCACCTTTAACATGTGTTTGATAATTTTTATTAGTTTTTTCACTACAACCTCGATTTATTTTATCTATAAAATAGGGAATATTAATTTCAATAGTTCCAGTAATAAAAACGTAATCTCTATTAACTTTAGAATTAATAAACTTCTGAATTAACATAAGGTTTACTAACATAAAAAAAGGGGCAGTGCAAATTAATGCACCGCCCCTAATTAGTAATACTGTTACTTAGTATTTATTAACTAGTTGGTAAATTTCCATTACCAAAAACACATCTTGGATCACTCCACCCGAAGCTGTATCTTTCTCTAGCTTTAAATCTAACGTTACCAGTATCGAAGTCACCTTCCATTGCTGTTTTGATTGGTGATCTAACGAAATATTTAAATCCATTAGGTACATCAGTCAATAAGAAGTACGAATCAGTATCAGTTAGGAAGTTGTTTACAACATACCCTTCTGGTACCATACCCATGCTTCTTACAGCGTTGATATCGTTATCTGCAGTTCCTGTTCTCATAGGAGACTTCATCAATCTTTCAGCAGTAAATTGTAATTCTTTTGGAATTACCATTTTTCTACCTTGAGAAGCGATTTTTAAGCCTCTTTCATCTACGAATCCAGCAATGTCGATTAACGACTGCTCTAACGAAGTTTCGTTAAGGTCTGCAGCAGTTGCAAGAACGTTTGAGAAAGTTCCACCAGTTGCAAGTGGGTGAGCGTTTCCGATTAAAGATTCGCCATCACCACCTGTTACAGTAGTAACTTGCGCGTTGTTCAATACATTAGCAGCTTTAACTTGCTTCGTATTTGCCATAGATCTTGCAAGAGCTCTTGTGTATCTTGCAGCTAATCTATCGTATAGGTTATCTTCGATTGCTTCCTCAGTAATAGCAAATGCTAATGCGATTGTTTCGTGTGAGTATCTAGCAGTAAAAGTCTCATTTGCTTGATCAAACACTACTCCAGCACCTTCTTGTTTAACAGGTGCAGAAGCAAAACCGCTTAACATTACTTCCTCTTCGAAAGCTCTGTCAGATGTTTCTGTAGTATAAATCTCAGCATGCTGATTTTCATATCTACGATATTCCAGGCCGAATAAAGCATTCAAACCTGGCTCTAGTTCTTTAACTAGTTGCGAACGTGATATTGCCATAGTTATTCTCCTTTATTTATTATAGCCCAGTACCACTTCTGTAGAAGTGGTTGTTTATTCTAACAAGAACATTAGCATTAGCACCTGTGCCATCATTATCTGGATCTTGGCAAATATCGATCGCTTGAATAGCGAAAGTAGTTGCAGTCCCTGATACTGATACATCAAGCTGTGCCTTTGATATTCCTGTTTGTGTAACACCAGTAGTGTTAGTAACAGAGTAGTTTCTAAATAGATCTGCTCTAGTAAAAGCCTCATCTGCGTCTACTAAAAATACTGCGTCTGGATCGTCAACTATGAATGCAGTAATGTCACTCGCAGCTACTCCTCCAGGGTAGTAATTTTTGTAAGTTGGCTTTTGTGTAGTTGGATCAGTGTAAAAACATCCGTTAAAAACTCCCACAACAGCATCAGATGTGTTAGCACCATGTTTCTGAATGTTACCAGATGTTAGTGGTTCCACTAAATCACCTTGGTAAATCGCAGTCGCATAGCCACTAGCAATCGTGTATCTGTTCTGAGCACCTACTAATGGTGTACCGTCAAGTTTTCTGTATGGTCTTAGACCAAACTTTTCACTTACGTTAGCCATAGTTGTTTTCTCCTTTTTAACATTTATTTAATCCAAGCTACTTGTAGGTATCGCAAAAATATTACTTTTTACGAGAACCGCCAAAGGTAACTCTAGACTGCCTATCAATATTGATTGGCATGTCCGGGTGTTGTTCCTTCATAAGATCTCTATCAAGCGCGTCTGTTCTGTCTTGAGTAATTTTTCTAAAATACTCAGCACGTTGTTTTAAAATCTCCAAAGGTATCCTTGCCAACACAAGGCCACCAATTCCAATGAGACCAGCATGTTTTCCTTCAGAAATAATTGGGTATTCATGTTCACCTATTTCACTTAAAAGTGTTTCGGCTTTAACAAATTCCCAACCTTCCCTAAGTTTCTTAGAAACGTTTGCAACGTCCTCGAAACCTGCGACTGCAGTTCTAATCCACCTGTGGGCGAATCCCTGCGGGGCAGCTGGCGCATCCAAACTGGATGGTGGAGTCCAATCTTTTTTTCTAGCTTCTTTGTTTCTAGAATTAGACTCGCGTGAAGTTTTTATCTTTTCCATGTTATACTCCTTCCTTCACGTATTTTGCG